CACCTGCTTACCAAAGGCAGGACATGACTAGAACGGTGAGCCGAGGCTCAGCAACGAGTCAAGGTAAACCGGAGCTAGCGCTCCGCCAATGGTACTTAAGTTTGCACTTAAGCTTTGGCTTCAGAGAATCCGAAGCCCTGCCCTTACGGTCAGGGTTAAGGAAACCTGAGCACCTCAGTTTCCGCGCATAATAAGCCCTATCGGCGACCAGACCCTCGTCATAAACAAGGATCGGAGTCGACGTTACGGCAGACATGATGCGGACTCTGTCATCAAAAGGCTTCGCCCAAACGTAGTCTTCCTTAATGAAGTATTCATCGTACTCCACTAAGGGACCTACTCCTGGACATTGCTTTCCGAAGACACGACGGGCTTCGTCGCGGACGATTTGAGATGCGGCATTGAACTCCTCGCGGAGGCCAAGGCGTATCCCAGCACGAACAAGACGATTAGCAAAGCGGACCATATCATGAGCTGTGCGACAGACATCTTTTTGGAAGCATGGAGTAACATCCACACGATCAAAATAATGAACGCCGCAAGACTCATAAAAATTGGAATCTGCTCCATATGATTTGTCCTCATTCGGGATGAACCCCGCCCAGTCCAAGATTGCAAGGACAAAGGCGTAGTCGTCCGAAGGAATGATCAAATCATCGCCGTACACTGAGGTAACACCACTGCAGGCTTCCGAGATAAGAGCATGGAAGATCAGAGACTCTAGTTCGAAAGTAAAGGCGTTGCCCATACTCGAGAACTTAGAGAGCACGAATCTTTTGCCCTTGAACTCGGTAAACTTACAGCGTATCGCATCAAGAAACTCGAACCACTCGCGTGGCAAGAGAAGCTTGACGAGATTGGTGCAAAGGGTATCGCTAGCACTGCTGAGATCAATGGTTGCTAACCTCTGATCGAAAGCAAGACGAGCGAGAACCTGATTGATCGTCTGGTCATTCAGATTCACCCCAGCTCGCATAAGGCGTGATCTAATAAAGCGGCCGGCCCCCTGTTGAATAAAGCTATTCAGCGTTGGTTCGGCCGCAATAGGTCGATCAGTCTTTGCGGACTTTGGCACCATGACCATTCGGTTGGCTTCGACGATATGAAGATCGACGAAACGGCCGACGAGCGTCCCTAATAGATCATCGTGTGCGAGCACACGACAGATCCACGGTAACGCGTCAAAGGTCACGGTAGGTTTACAGGATTTCTCGGCGTGTGTGGTACCACGAGGTTTATCGTAGGTAGCACCACCACCGAACCGGCACAGCTCAGAGATACGATCGATATCCAGGGGACCGAGGATTCGAGCAATTTTACGCTGGACTTTGGAAATAAAGTCCGACGCGACAGAGTAGCAACCTGTCGAGGCTTCGAGTTCAAGTCTCCTGTTAGTTCGAAAGCATCTCTTCTCGGCTTCACGCCAAGTAGCAAAAGCAGCCCATTCACGGTTGATGCCGACATCCCAGCCCTTCCACTTACGGAGGAGCGAAATGTAAGCAAAATCGCGTTTGAACTGATCAGCAGAGCTGTACGTGGCAGGTTTGATCGAGGCGTTGACATAGTCAACACCGAGAGCAAAACTGACACTCGGCTTCAAGCTGCGCTGCAAGGATTCGATCACTCGAATCTCGACGCCCGCGAGGCGCTGCACCTTACCCATATGAGCCTAGCTCACGTAGGTGAGGGTTTCGACAGCAGCCACGACCTGAGCTTCGTTCTGCAGGTTATAGTTCATCTTTCGCAGATCCTTGCGGTTCTGCAGAGACGAACGTTCCGGCATCACGTACTCAGTAAAGGTCCGCGGCACGTAACTGACCGTTGGCGCAGGAGCGATACCCGAGACCGTGTCGTTAGACACAGTCTCAAGAATCGGCTCATGCAAGCCCACGATCACACGTGCAGTGCGGCCTTCGGAGCTCTGCTTCGCAGCAGGTGTACCAGGACGGCGAACATCGATCGAGATCTGCCAAAAGCCAATAGCATTGGCTTGAGACTGATCTTCGAACCAATAAACGCCGTTCTTGTCACGACCGATCGGTACGAAGGTGTGGTTTACAGGGGTGCCCTGTGCGTCCGCGAGGACGATGTTGGAAGCCATTAATGGATTTCCTTCATGTTGTGGAACATACCACAATCACAATACGTCACCGTATTGCACTAGCGTCTGCCGAGCATCTGTCCCAAAAGGGCTGATGCCGAAATCAGACGAGACGAGCCCAGTTTGGCTCCAAAGGAAGGGAGCTCTGGCCTTGGGAAGCTGTGAAGTTTTCTGCGAATAATGGTCGTGTTTTTAAGATGCCCTGTGACTGAATTAGTCCAGGACGAATAAAAATTCGAGCCAGAATCGCGCCAAACGACGCTGCCATCATATGCCCACAGTTTAGTGACGTATCCGCCACGAAACTGAGAATCGTAGAGGAGAGCTGTTTCCATATTCCTGAGGTAACCCCCAAGGTTATAGAACCAGTCTACCACAAACGAATAAGGCATAAGTTCCCAAGCAATCGAGGCAGGATTCAAAGAGGACAATCGTCCAGGATCGACTTCGGGTGAACAAAGGAAAGTACCAATCGTGACACTGGCTTTGCCGGTGCCCGTAGTGGTAAAATTCGGATGTCCGCCACCGTTGAAGAGCTGGAGGTTGATTGGTCCACCGGGAATCTGCATCGAACGCCGTGCCTTATACCGATTCACTTTATTGATAATCACTCGAAGGTTTTCATCGGCGAGGCCGTGAATCGTACTCAAAAGCGGCTTGACTCCGTACGTGTACTGGAGCCAAGCGTTCGAGAGCACTTTCACGACACCGAACCGTCTGACGAACGTCGAGGTAAAATCAAGAACTTGATCGGTCACCTTGAACATCTTTATGGTTTGACGGGATTCGGCTAGGTCGATTGATATGTCGAGATTACCTCGATAATCATCCACGAGTTTGTCGAGAGCCTGATTGTAGCAATCAGACCACGCGGCATCCAAACGCGGATTAAGATCGACCCAGCTCCAACCCTGCCTTCCATTATAAGGTAGACAAGGCCCGCGGACTGTAATTACCTTGGACGGAGGTCCAGGGTAACTATAGTTCCAATTCGCATAAAGGCTATAGTCCTGAATGTTCAGGTCATAGTCATTAGGCGGCATTGGCTTTCCGCTGGGGGGCTTACCGGTCGTTGTAGTACCCTGATAGACCTTCGTCCTCGCGTCGGAAGGATAAAAAGTGGTGCCCGCCGCACTATCGAAATAGACGGCGGTGCCATTTTGATTCGACCATCGCTGGAAGAAAGCCATACAGAGTTCCTTTACTACAACTGCTCTCCGAGCAGGTTTCCGAATCCTCCTGAAGCTGATCGTGAGATCCTCCCCGTATGGTGGGGACTACGCTTTTGTCTTCAAGAGGCTGCAGTCCAGCAGTAGCCATAGTTTCGACTAACGGAGTTTGATGTCCGAAAGACGTCTAACAGCAACCGCGAGGCTTAAACAGGTGCTCACGCACCACGGACAGAAAGAGCGCCGGG